TATGTTGTTTAAAGACATTCATCGTTGCCAGCAGTTTGCTTACTGGATAGAACATAATTGCAGAGATGCTCTTTGCAGGGGCGGGATTAAACAGCAAAAAATAACAGCTTACTGTAAGCCGGTAATGGCTGGAGCTAACCAAAAGTTTTGGGATTAAGCATGACTAAAAAGCTACAACAAGATTCGGTATGGGCTAAATACGATATAGATAATGATGGAACCGTTAGTGATGAAGAGCTAGAACGGGCCACTCAAATGATCGAATTAGACCTTAGAGAGGAAAAGCAAGACTCCCAGAGGCGTATAGCATGGGTAGCGATGGCTTCTATGGTCGCGTATTCGTTACTTCCTTTAATGCCGTTTGTCCCAGAGGATAGGCTTTCGACCCTTTCGTCATTAAGCGATATGTTATTTCTTAGCCAAGCTTCAATTATAGGTCTTTATTTCGGTGCTACGGCTTATATGTCTCGCAAACCCTAACTGAAGGTGAGCCATGATCATCGAAAGCGTAGCTGCGGCTGCGGCAATTTTAAACCAGATTGGCAAGTTAATAGAGTCTGCTAGTGAAGCTCAAGGCGGGGCGCAACGAGTCATGTCTGCGATCCTTGATTTTGGTCAGGGCTTGGATGATCTTGAGAGAAACGAAAGAGAAAAGTTTGTTAATGTCAGCCATAGTGATCTGCTCAAAATTTCTATGATGCGTCGGCAACAGGAAAGGTACGAGAAGGATCTTGAGAATATGCTCATAGTGGTCGATCCAGCCCTTCACACAACCTATGTGAAAGCCAAGGCGGATCAAGCTGCAAAACGCAAACGGCACATGGAAATGCTGGCCCAGCAGAAAAAACAACGGGCAGAGCTAGTCCAACGCATTATATTGATAACAGTGATTGTAATTACCGGTTTAGTCGCTGCTGGAATTGTAGTTGGCCTAGCTATATTAATGTTTAAAGCGTAGGAGAAGTTATGGACGTAGGAGCAACAAATCCTGCCAACCAGATAGCTTGGAGGCAGGTAGCAGAACAGAAGTACCAGAGGTTAATGGATGATCTTCAGGTTGAAGAACGCAAACAGAAAGTAGAGCAGTTAAACACTACACTGTATGTGGCTAAAAATAATAAGATACAACTTCAATCGGGGAAATCCCCGACAAACATTAATTTTTTGGTGTAAGTATGGGATTTAAGTTAAGTGCAGGACTAGGGTTGGCTTTAGTTATTCTGGCAGGATCTTTCAAAATGTACTATGACAAGACTCAAGCAGAGATTGAAGCGTTTCATTTGCAGTTGGAGCAATCGATTCAGAACCAAAAGACCTTAGAGAGTACTATTGAGCAACAGAATGAGAACTTAAAGCAAGCTGTTGAAAACCAAGAGATGATGATTAGTCAGGTTGAAAGGCTTACAAAAGAGAACATGGTGGCGCAGAACGAGGTCACTGATATCAGAAAAAAGTTCTCACGGCATTCTATGGATGTGTTGTCCATCAGAAAGCCCAAACTAATAGAAAATATTATCAATCGGGGTACGAAGTCAGTACTCAATGATCTTAAAGACATAACCGATGAAACACAATTTGATAAAAATACTGACATTCCTGATACTCCTGCTAGTTAGCGGATGTTCTATACTTGGTTCAAAACGGGATATTCCTGAAGTTAAGCCTGTGGAAGTGGTTACGATAGTTAAAAAAGCACCTACGTATCACCCTCCTCTTCCTAATCAAATTGACCCCGTTCCTGTTGAATGGACGGTGTTGAACGCAGAACTTATGCAAGAGTATCTGGATGACCTAAACGAGGGGAACGCACCAACAAACGTGTGGTATGCTTTAACCACCAAGGGATACGAGAATCTTTCTACCAATATGGCAGAAGTAAAAAGATATTTAAGGCAAACACTTAATATTTTAAAATACTATCGAGAATTGGATAAAGAGGAGCCTGAAGCTAATGAGTGAGCAGTTAAGAGAAATGCTAAGAAGGCATGAGGGTGTGCGGAACTTCGTTTATTTGTGCAGTGAAGGCTATGAAACAATAGGTGTGGGCCGAAATATTGCTGACTCTGGGTTAGGTCTTTCTGACGATGAAGTAGATTACCTATTGGACAACGATATAAAGCGTGTAAAAGACGAATTAAATGATGAATATTATTGGTTTGGCGGGCTTAATGAAGCAAGACAACATGCCATGATAGACCTTTCCTTTAATCTTGGTCAGACCAGATTGAGAGGGTTTAAAAAGGCTCTTGATGCTATGGCTTCTGAAGACTTTGATACAGCCGCCGATGAGTTTATGGACAGTAGGTGGGCCGAACAAGTTAAAGGCCGCGCACCAGAAGTTACTGAAATGATTAGAACAGGGGAATATTCGTAATGCCTCTTCAGAAGTTGTCCTTTAAACCCGGAGTTAATCGAGAAAACTCTCGCTATACGAGTGAGGGCGGGTGGTACGAGTGCGATAAAGTACGTTTTCGACAAGGTACGCCTGAGAAAATAGGGGGTTGGGAACGTATATCCTCTGAAACATTCCTTGGTATTTGCCGAAAGTTATTTGCATGGGTTACGTTAACTGGCGAAAAACTTTTAGGGATGGGGACTAACCTTAAATACTACATAGAAAAAGGGGGTTCCTATTACGATATTACCCCTTTACGCGCTACTGTATCTCTCACTAACCCTTTTACCACAGTTTCTGGTTCGGCTGTGGTTACAGTAGCAGACGCTGCTGGAGGCTATATCGATGGGGATTTTGTTACTTTTAGTGGTAGTTCCGCAGTTGGTGGGTTAACTATTACAGGTGAGTTTCAGATTACTAAAGATACGAGTGCCAATACCTATACGATCACCTTTACTTCTGCTGCCTCTTCTTCTGCTACTGGAGGAGGTTCTGTAACTGCTAAATATCAAATTAACACTGGCCCTGAAACTTGGTCACCGTTAGTTGGATGGGGAGCTTCTACATGGGGTATTGGTACTTGGGGTGTAGGTGGTACTTCTAGTGATTCATTTAGGCACTGGAGCCAAGGTAATTTTGGTGAGGATTTAATTTTTGGTGCTAGAGGTGGCAGTATCTACTATTGGGACAATAGCACTAAGACATTAGGGACAGACAGGGCTGTAGCGTTGTCTACCATCAGTGGTGCATCTAATGCACCTACAATTCAAAATTTTATTACTATTTCAGACGTTAATCGTTTTGTGTTTTGCATGGGGGTTAATCCATTAGGAAGTTCTACATTAGACCCTATGTTGGTTCGTTGGTCTGACCAAGAGGATGCGGGTAATTGGACACCTTCTGCTACCAATCAAGCAGGTAGTTTACGTTTATCGCAGGGAGCCGAAATTATTACGTCAATCCAAGGAAGGCAAGAAGTGCTTATTTGGACAGACACGGCTATGTATTCGCTTCAATATGTAGGTGCGCCTATTGTATGGGGAGCGCAGATGCTGGGTGATAACATATCAGTAGCCTCTCCTAACGCCTGTGTTTACGTCAATAATGTTGCTTATTGGATAGGTGTAGGGGGCTTTTATAAGTACGATGGCCGAGTCCAACCCCTAAGATGTGATGTAAAGAAGTATGTATTTAATGACTTTAATGAAGAACAATACACACAGGTCTTCTCAGGAACTAACGAAGGTTATGGGGAAGTATGGTGGTTCTATTGTTCTAGCGACACAACTGCTATTGATCGTTACGTAATTTATAACTATGAGCAGGATATTTGGTATTACGGCACAATGGCGCGTAGTGCGTGGTTAGACTCAGGGCTGCGGGATTACCCTATTGCTGCAACGTACACTAAAAACCTAGTAGACCAAGAAAGAGGGCTAGATGATAAAGAAACAGCAACCACATCGGCTGTAGCTGCCCACATTCAGTCTGCTCAGTTTGACTTACAAGACGGCCATCAGTTTGCCTTTATACACCGCATACTGCCCGATGTGACGTTTGATGGGTCAACCGCAGATAGTCCTGTTGTTGATTTCTCGCTCCTACCTTTACAGAACTCAGGTTCAGGATACACATCCCCTGCTTCAGAAGGTGGTTCTAGTTCAGGTTCAGTAACACGCACGGCTACTTCTCCTATTGAAGCGTTTACTTCGCAGCTAAATGTAAGGGTAAGAGGGAGGCAAATGGCAGTTAAAATAGAATCCAGCGCAGAAGGTGTAGCATGGCAGTGGGGTGCGCCACGGCTTGATATGCGCCCAGATGGGAGAAGATAATGGCTGATACAACTAGGTATGATATAGATTTCGTTGCTCCACAGCTCCCGTTGCCCCCTATGCAGTACGATGTGAACGCTTTTAACCAGTTTAATGGTATACTTAGTATCTACTTTAACCAGCTTGATAATGGCTTACGACAAGCCTCTACGTCCCCTCAAGCCGAAACAGCAGGGTGGTTTTTTAGCTAATGGCACATAACTACAAAAATGCAAAAGTAGATCTCACCGCTACTACAGTAACTACGTTGTACACTTGCCCTACAGCTACTACAGCTATTATTAAGTCAATATTGGTATCAGAGGATTCTGGTAACGCCGACACAATTACAGTAACACTTACTGATTCCTCTGCCGCTGTGTTTAGTTTGTTTAAGACTAAAGCCATAAGTGCCAATACTACTGTTGAACTATTAACAGCACCGCTAGTAGTAGAAGAGTCTGAAATTGTAAAAGTCACCGCCGCCACCGCTAATCGTCTGCACGTAACCGCTAGTTTTCTGGAAGTTAGCTGATGGCTGGAAGGCCAAGTATAAGTGAAACAGATAAACTTCTTATGAAGTATCTACAAAACCCTCCTGTACAACGATTCCAAGCGGGTGGTTTACCTATACCTATTGCACCTGTCCCAACTAATCCTGACGCTAATAGACCTATAGATCTGCCAAAAGCCCAAAGTTATGGGGGTAGCCAACGTAAAACTATAGCCACTCTTAGAATGCTAAGTAAAGTTATGAAAGCGGTGGGTATGGGTAAAGAAATATGGAGTATATTAACAGCGCCGCCACCGCCCAACCCCGGCGGTGCTCCCGGTGGCACCCCTCCGTTTATAATGAATTTTGGTGCAAATACAGAGAATAAAGATGAATATGACCGCCAAGTACAAGGCGCAATACAAAGCATGGGCGAAAACTCTGCGGCGGGGGGTTCGGCAATGGTGGGGGCTTCATTTACTAGTGGCGCTGGGTGGACGGCAGTAAACCCTGCTATAGCCGCCTTTCTTTATATCGGAGCTAAAGTAGTAGAAGGATTTATGCCCGACCAACGACCTTTTTCCTATCAAAAATTAGATTTTATGCGTGGAAGAGGTGGTGATCATGCGGCAACTTACGAAAAGTTAATAGCAGATGGGTATAACCCTAACGATAATTTATACAATATTTTTGTTAACCAGATAAAAACACCCCAAGATTATTATGAGTTTCGAGACAAGTATTTTGTAGGTGATTTTGAAACTGACACATTTAGAAAAGACTTTGGGCTTACCGATGATAACTTTTTCCCCGTAGAAGAACCGGAATACGTAGAGTTAGCAGGTACAAGAGTCTATAACACAACCGGTAATGAAGAAGCATTTGCAGGGGTAAAGGGTCTTGTAGATAAATTTAACGAATATAAAGACGAAGGATACTCTGAACTACGGGTATTAGAAGAACTGGGCGTTGAACTTGATCCTGAAGTTATGGAGTATTTTAAGCAAGCTGATTTAGCTGCATTAGAGGAGGCTAGAGAAGCGGGCGATAAAGAAGCTTATGCAAGACTTTTAGGGGGTATGAGCGCCGGAGTTGGCGAAGCCGCGGATCAACGAGCTTATGAGAAAGCGGCAGGTATATTAACTCGGGAAGAAGCTCTTGAGAAAATATACGATATGCCCGGAGCACAGTGGCAAAGTAAAGAATGGATGGAAGAAGTTATAGACAACTTAATGTACGGAAACACAGACGAGAGTGTTAACCGAGACGACTTCAATCAATACGAAACTGCTAAAGAACAAATAGCAGGTAGAGATTCTGGTTACAAATATTCTGGTGATGAAAGAGAAATATATGATTGGGCAGTCAAACATACTACTGATCTAGTAAAAGCAGGTAAATTAAAAAATTATGGGGAAGCAGAAGCTTATCTTAAAGATATAGGGTTTGGTGATGCGGCTGAATTTATTCAAGATATAGCGGATGATGTGTTTGATAGTGTATATACATTAGATGAAGGTAGAAGAGACACAGTTCCTGAACAATATTCTCAAGCTGAACTTACCGAATTACCGAAAGAAGAACCGCCAGAATCGGTTACAAACGCTGTAGATTTAGAAAAATTAAAAGAAGCAACTAAAGTAGAAGATACACCTGAAACAGGGTTAGAAGACCCTGACGCAGATTTAGAAGAAGTAGATGTTGTTACAGGAGATGATGACCCTGATAACACAGTAGATCCTGTTGTAGAACCTCCCCCAGATTTTGAAGACCCTAAAGAAGATGATGAGGAAGAAGACGGCGGTGGAGGAGGGGGCGAGGAAACTGAAAAAGTTGATACAGACGGAGACGGTGTGCCTGATAGCGAAGACCCGTCACCTAAAAATCCTGATATAAAAACTCAAGAAGAACAAGATGCAGCGGAAAAGAAAGCGGCTGAAGATCTAGCAAAAGCAAATGCAGCGTGGGTAAAAGCTAAGATAGAGGCTAGAGAAAAAGCAGAAGCTAAAGAAAAAGCAGACAAAGAAGCGAAAGATGCGGCTGATGCTGAACGTAGGCGGGAAAAAGGATATGACGATCTAAATGCCGGTGAAAAGCGAATATTTGAAGCAATGGAAGAGATGGGGTGGGACCCCAAGGCAAATGATATCCGAAATCGGTATTCCCGAGACGGTAGGCCCGATTACAGACTAATCTCTCAATTTTGGACGCGTCATAGTAAGTGGAAATCCCAAGATGCTAGAGAAAAACAACAAGCTAAAACGGATGCAGAAACCGCAATACGTGCAGAGATAGGTGAAGGGCATCCTTTTTATCGGGTAACAGGTCAAAATGAAGACGGGTCACTTATTTTAGTAGACCCTTTTGGTAACGTATCTTCTGGACTTCCAAGTGAAGAAGACCCAACTTTAATAAACGGCGAAAGCTACGGAGACCTTCCCGCAGACACTAACAACTCCATGCTTCCTAAATGGTTGCAAACCTATTTAAGTACAGGTACTACAGACGGTGGTACTGATGGTGGTACTGACGGTGGTACTGAAACAGGTGGTGGTACTGATGGTGGTACTACTGGAGGCGGTACTGAAACAGGTGGTGGTACTGATGGTGGTACTACTGGAGGCGGTACTGAAACAGGTGGTGGTACTGACGGGGGTACTGACACAGGTGGTACAGACGGTGGTACAGACGGTGGTACTGATGGTGGAGATGATGGTGGTACAGATACTGGTACTACTGGAGGCGGTACTGACGGTGGTACAGACGGTGGTACTGATGGTGGAGATGATGGCGGTACTGATGGTGGTGGTACAGACACAGGTGGTGGTGACGGCGGAGACGGTACAGGAGATGGTACAGGAGATGGTACAGGGGATGGTACAGGAACAGGAGATGGAAGCGGAGACGGTACAGGGACAGGAGATGGAAGCGGGGACGGTAGTGGGAGAGGAAGTGGAGCAGGAATGGGGATGGGGCTTTTACAGTTGTTGTCAGCCCCTGATGCGTTAGGTCAAAAAGTCGATGTAAAGCCGCCAGACCCTACAAAGATAGACTATTTTTATGATTTTGATAGTATATTTGCTACTCCTAAACAAGCTTCGTTGTTTCCTTCGCCTTATGGTAAGATAAAACAACCAAGACAAACACCGTCAGGGCTACAGGGAGGATTGGGGTTAGGTAATCTTTTTGCTCCCCCTGCAAATATTCCGCAACAGCCTATTAGACGAGCTAAAGGTGGGTTAATAGATACAACAACTAATGATTTATTACGAATCGTTGGAGGTAAATAACAATGTCATGGTGGGATAATTTAATTGATTTTGGGGGCGACCTTTTTGACACAGGGTTAGATTTCTTTACTAGCCCTAAAGGTCTAGCTTATTTAGGCGGTATGGGCCTTAGTATGGGTAGTTTTGGAGAGACTAAAATACCTCAAGTAGGCTACCAAGGTGGTATACCCAGCTACCAAGTTGTAAGAGATCGTGTCCCTATGGAGTACGATTCTGAAAGAAGGCCCGGAAGTATGGGGCAGCGTTATTTTTCAGATGCTATTTTTGCCGAAGGCCCGAAAGATAGAAAGCCTATGTCTGTTGAAGAAGCCCGTGCAAAATCAGCAGAACAATTAGCCGGTTTGGCCGCTTTAAACGCGGGTAATCAAGAAGCTACACGCCGCCCCGTGTACGCTGATAGTACTATGGCTTCTTCTAATCCTGCCTCTTCTGTAATTAACACCACACCTGTCGATACAGG